ACTCGACAGACACGAGGCCTGTGGGGTCGGAAGGCATACTCTTTGGGTTAAAATACCCCCCCCCTGATATGGGATCTTCTCTCCTGATTCGTTGAGTGAATAAGGATAGGTTAATCCGTTACGCTCTTTGAAAGATTTTAGATCATGGCAAGTCCGGCACAATGCCTGATGATTTCTTTTATCATAGAAGCTACCGCCAAAGTTTACTCTGATGATGTGATCAACGAGTTCAGAAGCTGACACTTTATTTTCTTTGTCACAAATAGCGCAAAGTGGATTTTTCTGTCTATATTGATATGAATATACCTTCCACCGATTAGTCTTATACCTGGGATCTGCTGTGCTTTTCCTGGTATTATTTTTATTGTTTCCGAGCCATGTTGGTCTTATATTCTCCATAGTGCACGCTATAGTGTACGCTGCAAAGATATATAAATGTTGCAATAAGTAACATAACTTATTGATATATAAATAAAAAAGCCTGATATATTACTTATATATCAGACTATAGTTGTGGAGCTGCAGGGAGTCGCCAAGAATGATATATATCTTTAATTTATTGATAATTATAATATTAATGTGTTTATAATGATATATATTTATAATGTAATTATCTTTGTTATTGTAAAAGTGTACGCTATAGTGCACGCTAATATTATGAGCAAGGTTAAGTTTTATATAGACAAGGGTGTGATCTATCTTTGGTATTATATATCAAAGAAGGAAAGGGTAAGGATTTCCTTAAAGGAATCTATTGATCTGAAGCATTGGGATAAGAAGAAACAGAGAGCTAAGAGTACATACTCCGGATACATTGATCTTAATACTTTACTTGATGGTCTTGAACTTTGGGTGATTTCTTACATCAGGCAGTGCAGGATCAATGGGGAGTATGTATATAAAAATAAGCTGAAGGAAGCTATTAATGAAAGAATCTTTGGGAAAAAAGATTCTGCATTCAAAAAATATGTTGATTACTGGGTCGAGTCTAAGAAGCATTCTGTTAAGATGCTCACACTTAATCAATATAGGAGATATATCGAGAAGATACTGGACTGGTGCCCATCCTTTGAGTTTACTGACATGAATAAGCTGAAGGCTCAGCAGTTTGAAAATTATCTTTTCGGAAAAGGATATAAAAAGAATTATGTGCACAGGATATTCAAGGTATGGAGAGCATTATGCTCGGATGCTTATATTGATAACATACACGAGAATAAATACCACATGACCCGCAACTTCCTTCCCGGTGCTGAAGATGTGGATAATGTATATTTAACTCTCCATGATATTGAACTATTATTTGAATACCTAAAGTCAGCAGATCCGAGATATCAGAATGCTATTACTATATTCTTGCGGGGATGTCTGACCGGTCAGCGGTGGCAGACATATACAAAACTGAATAATGAAATGATATATGAAGTTAATGGTGTACGGATGGTATCTATCAGACAGTTAAAAACTAACCATACTGTCAGTATCCCTGTGAGCTCTAAGTTGGATTATCTGATGAAGATTAATACTCATGAGATAAGCAGGCAGCGGCTTAATGATTATATTAAAGAAAGCTGTAAGGCAGTGGGGATTCAATATTGGTCCAGTGTGAGCTCTCATACAGCTCGTAGGACTTTTGCTACTAATATGGTGCTCGCTGGTGTGGACACTCATAAAATCATGGCCATAACCGGGCATAAGACTGAGAGGGAGTTTCGGAAGTATGTAAAGATTGATGGTGTGCAGTCTGCTATATCTACACTTAAAGATATAGATAAAGTATTTGGCATAAAATAAAAAGCCCGGCAGAATACTGCCAGGCTACAATCCGAACCAGACTATTTGTTTTGATGAGATATAAATCTTGTGGTTCTGGATCCGGTCAAAAAGCCAAGTACAATGCTTATCCATTGTACTACTTTGGAGATATCATATCCTATTATCTCTCCAAGTCCATTCTCGGACCAAAAGACTATGGATAGAAGGACAAGGATAATGATTGCTGCCATTTTTGGATTGGCGGCCTTAAACTTGTCAAATAGATCAGCTAATACTGTTTGTATAAATTCCATGATTATGGTTTTTTACATAAAAAAATAAACGTCAATTCTTATATGTCTTGAATATATAATATAGCTCTTTCACCAATTTAAAATAAACCCATACCTTCCATATAGCAGGTGGGCTTAATTTTCCATTGTCAAAAAAATATTTTGCGAGTGTGTTCAGTATTTTCAATGCCAAATCTGCGTACATCTTTATCTGCCCTATGATATCCTTAAAGGCTTTGAGTTGTATTGATCGCTCTGCTGTGGCGGCTGCATCTATTGCATTTTGTAATGCTGCCATATCTGATCTGAATATCTCCTGTGTCATATCAATTTATTTTATCTGCAAACCCAGTTTGTGCCGTTAAAAAATACTGTTATAAATACAGTACCACCGCCTAAAACTGATTGATTGTATTCAGGCTCATCTGCATCATTAACATAAGCTACATCACCAAGTACGGGAGATGTAGGTAAATCTGCAACAGAATAAATAAATATTGCATGACTACCATCTCCGTTGATGCAATTTTTAACGATTGCACCATCTTCTGGTGTTTGAAAACCACCATCTGTAAGTCTGCAATAAAATAGTTTTGCGGTAGATTGAATTGTTCCACCTACTCCAAAACTTACATCGCCACCCACACAATTTGTAAATGTGCCTTCTAATGTGCCGTTACGTCCAAAACTACCAATTCCACCCACACAATTTATATAAGTACCTTTAAGACTTTGTGCATTACTGCTATTAAACCCTTCATCACCTGCAATACAGTTTTTGTAAATATTATCTCTGTCATCTACCCTAATATCAAAAGCATTTGACACAAGACACTTAATGCCCGTAGTTCTTATGTGATTAGATGCAATCACTACTTTTGATGTTAATTCTGCATCAGGCTCACTTGTCAGACTTGTGATGTCAATATATTGTTGATCGAAAATAAACTCATCATCAACTGCATCATAATAAGTGCCTGTTCCTAATATTACTTGAATCCTGTTATCTACTGCTGGCGACATGGTTTGTGCTGTTAAATATGCTGCTTTCAACTCTGCTCCATTCTCTGACGGTGTGCCATTGGCGTAAACAAAGATGTATTGAGTGCCTGATAAAGGAAGTGGCAGACCTTGCGGGCCTTGTTCACCTTGCGGGCCTTGTTCACCTTGCGGGCCTCTTGCACCTGATATGGCTATTTCAGCAACCGGTCTGTTAACCAATATCTCTATTACCCTATTTCCTATCTGTATTTCCATTATGCTGAAATTAAGAGATCACCATAAATAAATTGATCAATCCCGCCGCCTGACTTAACGAAGTCAATATCATAGACATAATTACCTGGAGTAGCAGGAATGACTACATCCAAAATGTTCAGTACATTGTTATCATCGCCTGTTACCGTGATTTTGTTGCTCGAAAATCCGTACTGAAATAATACTGCTGTATCTCTTTTCTTCCTGATCTGAAGGATGATGTCGGTATAGATAGATAAGTCTATCGGGTCACCTGTTTCCTTATCGCTGAATGTGAGTGTTGCGCCCCATGTTTGGTCTGTTCTGAGTGCCCAATTTTGTTTGGCTCCCCTTAGGTCGATTATGTTATTATTGCAGCTCATCGTGGTAGTGTTGTAAGTCCTGTAATAATGTCCTGATAGTATTTTCGTTTTGTACTCCAATACTTCCAGAGATTAAAGAAGTATTCTTGCAGGTTTTTTGCGCCCTGCTCTAATATCTCATATTTTACTGTCATGCCAAAATCAAGTTCAGGATACAAGCTATCCGTAAGCACTGCTGTCTTTTGTGTACTGGATGTCTGTGAGATGTAGTTAAATTGATCGTCGTATTGGTATGATGTTTCTTGAATTACAATGTATGTGCTGTCTGGCGGGTAGCTTTCCAAATACATCGTATCCACAGTAATTAATACCCTTACATCAATAGAATCACATTGTGCGCTCAGGTTGAGTGCAAATAGGCTGCATAGTAATACTTTTAAGATTTTCATTTTTTTTATTTTATGCGTTCTGAATAAAAAAATATTTCACACTGATTTATTTGTGTTGTACCAGCTATTGTCCTGACGAATAGCTCTATATAATCACCATTTGATTTTGGCTGCACCCATTCGTTACTGAATGTATTGTATGCGGATGTGGATGCGTAATATCCCCTGTTTGTCTGGAATCCTGCTGTACCGTTATGTCCGATCGAAAAAAGAATTGTAATCGGTGCTGTATCGACTGCACAATTGCATTTATACCCGAATTTATAAGTGCCTGATTGATTAAATATTATCCTGTCGTTAGGGTCGTTCGCTGTCATGCTCGTTCCGTTCTGCGCTGTACCTGTCACGAAAAGCGGAAACTTTGTCCATGTCGTTGATACTCCCGTCAATGTGCCATTGCTCACCGCTAATGTGGCAATCTGATTGGTGTAATCCAATACATTGGATGTCAGGCTCAGATTTGGACCGATAGTCACATATCCCACTTCATCGGATGCGCTCCTGCCCATCAGCGTTGAAGCGTTTTCTGTGGATGTGCTGTTGGTTTGGATTTTTCCATTTACCAACAGTTTTGTATCAGTATATGTCGATGAAGGCCATGTCATGCCGCCACCACCGTTTTCTGAGTTACTGTCGTTGTTTATGTCCACTCTTTTCAGCGTTCCTGCCGTTGTTGTCGTGCTGTTTACTTTCAGAAAGTTTGTTTTTTGCCAAGATCCAGAAATATATGTAAGCATATTACTGCTTATTCCCGCAGGTAGTCCGCCTGTGGCTGTGATGACAGGGTTTCCGCTTACTCCATCCCCATTGGTGATGCTTATACCTGACCCTGCTGTGAGCGTCCTTGCGGCTACTGTTCCTGTTCCTGTCCTTGCAATAAGTCCGTTACTTGCTAAGTTGTGCAATGCTGATGCCTGTCCTGTTAGTTGAATTGTGCCGCTTCCTGTGATTGTACCGCCTGTGATACCATTGGTAGTTGCGATGCTCGTCACTGTTCCATTGTTGTTTGTGACAAGGTTTCCACCTGAGATTGAAAGCCCTGATAATCCCAGACTGCTCAATACTCCATCTGCATCGGTTGATACAAGTCTTGTGGGTGTTGTAGTGACTAAATCTCTGATTCTTACTTCGCCATTGACGTCAAAAGTACGGGTTATATCTGTAACAGAATTATTTATACCAACCCTGTCCAAATCAAATCTACCACCAATCAAAGGTGTACTCGTCGTGCTGTTTTCAATCCATAACGACGAGGAAGTTGTATTTGTGTTGCCGGCAAATTCACCAATCATCACGGAATTGTTGCCGCTTGAAAACCTTCCCGCTGCGTAACCTATTCTCGTATTTTCATTCCCGGAAGACTGTTCGCCTGACAATGATCCTATATTAGTATTATATGAGCCGGAAGCTAATCTGGCACTATAATATCCTATGTGGACATTTTCTGTTTGATTATTACTTTGTCCCGACCTTCCGCCTATTGCGGTGTTTCCTGATCCGGTTGTTACATTATATAAACTTTGCTCTCCAAGTCCGAAGTTATTACTTCCAGAAGTTAGATTGTAGAGAGCATACGACCCTGCTGCAAAGTTATTAGTCCCAGATGTCAAGGAGTACATTGCCTGCGTTCCTAATGCAGTGTTATTAGTTCCTGTCGATCCTGAACCACCACGAATTGACTGAAACCCCAATCCAACATTATTTGAACCTGTTAAATTCAGTCCTGTTCCTTGACCTATCAGAACTGAATTGATAGCAGGTGATGTATTTCCCACTCCTAATACCATAGAAGTGGTTGTACCTATGTATGGTAAATTAAATGTATGTGTACTACCTGACGAGCTTATGGTAAAATCAACACCCGATATAGACTTTGCAAAGGTCTGAGTAGCTCCCGTGAGACCATTCAGGGAGCCGATTTTATTATTAAATGTCGTCCAATCTGCTGAACTCAAAGCTCCCCGATTGGATGCACTCGCAGTGGGTATATTCAGGGTGATGTTTCCGCTCGATGTGATCGGGCTGCCTGTGATATTGACATCTGTACCGCTCGTTCCTGTTGTAAGTCCTACGGATGTGACATAACTCAGTGCGAGACTGTCCAGCAGCTGTGCTAAGCTCTGATATCTCAGAGCATAACCTGGCATACCGGGGATTGGCCTGTTGGCCACCGGGATATAATGCAGAGAGTCTGACTTCTCTATCTGTGTCAGCCTTACCTGTGCATGAACCCATATTCCCGACATCAGGATAATGGTCAAAAGGATGTAGTATCTTATATTGCTATCCATGAATATTCAATTTTATCGTTTTGAAATAAATAACCGAACCATATCTGATCCAGGTCCGGCAGTATGGTATATTCTCCTTCCTGCAGATCTCCCACATCAGGCGGAAAACTAAGGGACTCCCAATCGATGTATCTCTGTTTTACTCCGTTTTTGAATACGGAATTTTGCTTCCTGATTCGCTCTATCGGGGCATCATCAAGTATGACATTCATATCATAATCCACCGTGACATATGTATCTCCGTCTGATGGTACGGACCATTCCTGATAGTATGATTGTATCTGATTGCTGATAGCCTGTGCGCTGTCTATACCACTTTGGATCGGATATGTAAATGAGAATGGCTCTCCGGTGTCTATCCTGTTAATGTTCTCAAATGTATGCGTAAATGGATGGTACAATGTCAGTGCATAAGTATCATTTGTCAGATTGTGCTCTTGTCTCAGTGGTATCCAGGTAAGTGATCCCCATATATATCGTCTGTCAAAATATAATACCACCAGTGCACTTTTTTGATACATTACACAGTTGATCAACTTTACAGGAAGTTTTCTCATACTGATCATCTGCAAGAGCATGAGCTGCTGAATGGGTAGCTGCTCATCGAGTATATCACATTCCCACTCCGTGCTGGGCTCTTGGGTTGCTTCATCGAGACCAATGAATAATTGTGCCAGCTCATTCTTCTCGCTGTCAAAATATTTGAGCTCTGTCTTATATATCAGGGTGTTTCTTATATCATTGACCTGATAGCTGATGAAGTCATCCGGCGGCTCCAGGAGATCATTATATCCACTGGCTACGATGATACGACTTAGTTTTGTGATCTGTATGCTGCCGGGTGGTGTGCCTGCTACCACACTTCCATTTCTTCGTGTGACAAAGTCCATAAATTCTATCTCCAGATCACCTTCATCCGGTATCTCAAAGGATTCTATGATCAGGTCAATGTTTTTGATGAATTGTCTAAAAACAGATACCTGATTATTAAAGTCTGTAGAATTTGCACTTGTGATGACTCTGGACCATTGCAGTGTGACCGTTTCTTCTGTCACGGACCATTGAAGTGTAGGTATCTGTCCGATGCTTACGTGATACAGTACACCCGGGCTGATTGTCATCTTGCCATTGGGAAAACTGACCGGATCCACGGCAAGGTAATTATCTCCGATCCTGCACTTAAAGGATAGCTCCCACTCTATCGTCGTCACCGGTGTCCATGCAATCGTACTCCATGCTGTGCCCAGGAATATCTCTACTTTCCATTGGAATAATAACTTATTGCCGGTAGCAATGACGGGGCCAAAGTTATGCGGACCATTGTTTCCATTCACGGAGATGGCCATGCCATTCATGTAGTTCATGAACTCCTTGGTCTGCTTCAGCTCTATGGCTTTGAAAGCAGGTAGTAGTTTGATCGTCGGGTCTGCCAATACTTTTGTGGATACTGATGACTCTATGGTGGTGGACAGTTTATTTCTTGTGCCGGTATTATCTGTGCCATCATATCGGGTATAGTATCTGTATATGGGTGATATATTCTGATAGGCTAATTGCTCTATCTGATAGACACTGGTGCTGAAGAATATCCTGGCGTTAAATCCATTAAGCATATCCTGCAGTACATTGTAGCATGTATCATACTTTCTGTATGTGGAGCTGATCTGTTCAAAATAGTGATTTCTCATCCGCACCTGGCGGGTGATGTCGCCTATTCCTGAAAGAATGCTTGTCCAGTTAAACGCCGTACTCATGACATTGCCGGTGAGTGGCGTGTCGAGATCTTCAAAAAAGAATTTTACTACATCGTTTTTCTTCAGAATGGCCAGAAAGTGGTCGTGAAAGGAATAGGTCTTGATGGCATCTGCTGCGGTCAGGTCGCTGTATTCTGTAGGGCGGTACTCTATGTTTTTCAGATCGGTCAGTCCACAGATGGCTGTGATACGGAGCTCTCTCCAGTAGTTCATGGTCACGTCACCTACGTCTGCGATGATTTTACCCCTGAATACATCTATCTCTGAGAATGGCAGCTGACGGATCTGTACAAAAAATCTCCCTTCATAACTCTCACTGACGTCATAATAAAACAGGGCAATGGCTTCATGCTGCTCCGTCGTGTACAGGTCACAGTTGAGCAGCATATTGAATGTCAGATTACTTGGTACGATCCGCTTGAATGGATCGTCCGGGTCTCCTTCGTGCTTTACGACAACGGACTCGGCAGCGATCTCAAAGTTGATTACTTCATCATCATACTCCCGGTCGTATATGTTCAATTCATATTTTACCCCATTTTCCGATCGGAACCCGCACTGTAGTCGTAGCATCCCCATTACCTTAGTCTTTGGTTGCGATATTCTCCACGTTTGCCGATCAGTACGAGATCATCCCCACTGACATAGCTGTATAGCTCCTGTATGCCACCTTCTTCTCTTACGGCTTCACGGATATACTTCTGTGCGGTCTTTACGGGCGAGATAAATTCAGGATTACTTTGTGCTCCGGGATATTCTCCCACGAGTACGGCAGTAGGACCGGAGACGAGACCCCCTTTGGCAAGTGCAGGAAGGGGCTGTGATGCGATCGCTGCGACCTGTGCTGCTCCTAATGCTCCGGCAAGGACGGATAGTGGTATATTGGGCAATGCTTCTGCAACAGCTCTGGCCGTGTTGATGAGTGCTTCAAAGATGGCTTTACGTTTATTAGCAGCTGCCTGATCTCGCTGTATCTGTTTTCTTTTCTGAGCTACTTCCTTGTCGAGCTGCTCCAGTTTTTTATTCTTAACAGACTCTAATTGTGGCGTCTGCTCGATGAGTGTCTTCTGACGCTCATAGTATGCATCCAACTCCTGTGACCGCTTCTCTACATTGTTACTTTCAAAAGCCTGAAATACACTTGTGACCTGTGATGCGATTCCGGCAAACTGATTGACTGTTTGGCTTAATTTTTCAAAATCCGTCACAACATCATCCAGCAGCCCGGCTGCTCTTATCTTTTCTGCAAATACTTTCCTGATCTCTTCCCTGACCTGTACCGCCCTGTCCGGTATCTCATTGAGACTGTCCAGGCTGACCGGTGATATGGTGGGTAATATTGAAATTTCAATTGGAGACCTGTCAACAAGTGCCTTATAGTCTGCAAGTAATGCACTGAATGATTCTTTTACCTGTGCAGAGTTGGGATTAATATTGAGTATATTATTGAGCGCTTTGCTGATTTCATCCACCTGTGCTCCGAATGCATCACCGATGATCCCTTCTGCTGCCTTGATTCTGATTTGCTCCAGACCATTGGCAAGGTTGTCCAGCACTTTCTGTATCTTCTGCCCTTCTGTCTCTGCTGCTTTGCCGCCTGATCCGATAGCACTTGTGAGTACTTCTCTGCTAATCTCGGATATTTCTTTTACTTTATCCGTGATTAGTACATTATTGTCTACAATCTGCTGTGTGACATCTTCCTGTGCTCCGGCTATGGATTTAAAGAAGTCTGCTCCGGCTACCTGTGATGCATTGGCGCCGATTTTTAGCAGCTCAGTATTGTATTTCTTTGCTCCCTGCTCGATTTGCTTCAGGGCCTGCTCTGATTTTTTAAGCTCGATGTTCTGGCGAATCAGGTCTTCGAGTTCTTTCTGAGATCCTGCAAGTAGTATTTTATTTTCAATGCTCTTGGCTACTGCCTGATATCCGGCATCTATCTGTGCGATGAATTTCTGCTCATCGCTCAGATTCTTGAGCGTCGTGCCATACTCTGAGTTGATCTGCTTGATGAGTGATGCTCGCTGTGTCTGAGTCAGATTGCCTTCCCTTAGGGTGGCAAACATGGCCCCGGCTTTGGCTTGCTCATCGGTGATGGATTGGAGCAGCTTCTCCTTCTCGGTGACGAGTGTTCTTGCTGTAGCTTGCTGTGACAGATATCCTGCCGTCAGTGCTGCTATCCCGCCCACCACCAGCCCGATCGGACCAGCCAGAGCGATGAGTGACGGAGCGATGGTCGGGGCTATCCTGGCAATTGTGCCGAGTGCGGCACCGGCTACCTGCTGCGCTCCGGAGAATGCGGCTCCCATACTGGTCACGGTGCCACTCAGTCTTTGTACTTCTGAGACGATATTCTTAAGCCTGGATACACTGTCTTTGCTGTCGTCGTCGAGATTTTCCAGATTGATACCGTCGAGTGATTTCTGTACCTGATTGGCAGCGAGTGATACGTTGGCTGCCCATCCTGCGATGACAAATCCTGCCTGTATGGAAGTTTCATTGGCTTTGGTGTAGGCTCTCTGTACTTTCCGCGCTGCAAACTCCGCCTTAGTGAGCCCATTAATAGCTGCACTGACGTCTGCTCCGAGCTTGATCTGTAAGGATGCTACTGTTGCCACTGTTTAGTTTTTATTTTTTTGCGCTCTCGTCTGAATGCGTCTGTATATGATCTGGTCCTGCTTCTTTCGGATTTGCTCCTGCTTCTCTTTGCTGATGTGTTTTGACGCTTCTTTTGCTTTCAACGTTTTACTACTTTCTGCCTTCAGGTATTTAATAAAGTCAGCAGGATCGATGTCCTGCACTTGTATGATCTCCTGACCTTTGTGTCGCCTTCCGTTCAATATCCACCACACCACGTACTGTGCCAGGTGTGTATAGTGGTCCCTTCTGTCCTGCTCTGCCTTGACGTAGGCATTGAGCTGTCCGATGCTTATATCTCTGTCGTCCGGTAAGGGACCAATGCCGGCAAAGGCTATAAGCTCGTCTCCTTTTTTGTGCCTTCCTGCTCCATTCTAATATTTGTAATCTGATCGAACAGTTCAGGATTGTCATCCAGCTCATTGAAGAAACTGTCAAAATCAGGCTCCGGTATTTTCTTTCGCCGGCATCCTGCGACGATGGCTGCATAATAGTATTCGTATATCTGCGCTGCGGATATCTGGCTGATATCTGTCCCGCCGATGCGCTGTGCATAGATGCTGATACATCTGTGGCCAAATCGTACCGGATAGGGTAATTTGTCAATGATAATGGTCTGGTCTTCCATATTTTAAAAATAGTTTGGTGCTTTTTTAAAATTGCGGACCTGTGGAAATTCAAATCAGTAAAATCCACAAATCCGCAAAATCAGCCTTACGATACGGTATCCACTTCAAAACTACCGCTGCTCTTGATTTCAAAGTTGTAGGTCGCTTCACTTCCGTCTTCGCCGGATGCGGAAAACTTCGTGATGTATCCTTCTCCGCTCAGTACGCTGTCTCCTGCTACATTGGTGGTAAATGACCATGTGATCAGTGTACCATCCAGTGCGTCTGCAAGGATATCAGCATATCCGCCTGTGGCTGCTGAAGATCCATTTTCGGACTCCACGACATATCCGGAGACCTGTATAGTAATCCTTTTTTTGCCCAGCGTCAGTGCTGCGGCTCCCGGTGATGTACTGCCCGGATCGATGTCTTTGTCAGAGAGCTCCTTGGAGTCAATGTCCAGACTATACTGGCAGCTCGTAGCGTGTCCCGCTCCTACTCCTCCTATATAGGCTCTGAAATTGTGCCCTAATACATATCCTTCTGTCATTTCAATTGAATTATGCTTGTGATTTTAATAAAAATCAGGATTCGTCTTCTGTCAGACTGTCCTTGTAATATACTGATACGTCAATCGTATTGTAAAATCTTCTCTCTTTGCTCATATATCCGGATACTGTGGATGTGTCATACGCCATGATCCACTGTGCTCCGTCGCTGATATTGCGCTGTGTCCGGATAAACTGAGTGATGTATTGTCTCAGCTCCAGCACATCTGCATTGCTGTTTCCGTATATTTTGATCTGCAGCCGCATCTTGCTCACTTTGTCCGGTGCTATGGCGGTATCCTTATCACTCTGTGCTACGTCGCTGATCTTATCCAACACTACATACAGTGCCGGAGCTTTATCCGGACCGATATACCAGTACGTCTGTGTGTGTACTGATTTGAGCTGCTGTATGATGAGCTGATCAATCTGCATCAGAGCATTTTAATTTCTGATACCATATATCCACGTCTTCTATCGCTTCCACATTCAGATTGAGATCAAAGTAATTTATCCGGTCATTGATTTTGATAGGATATCCTTCTTTACGGATCAATACATCCCACATCTGCACTACCTTGTACTTATCGGGAATCTTCTCATCCGGAGCGTGTGCAACTGTACTCATTTGTAATTTTGCATATATTTCCGGACCATCTGTGTATGTCCTGACTGGTATCCCATCGGCATCATGCTCTCCTGTCTGATGCCTGATCAGGATCTTATCTCTCAGGTCTGATATTTTGATCTTACTGTTCACAGATTCTCTATATGATTTTTAAAAGTATTTTCCATCTCTTTAGCCATACCGACGGCGTTGCGGTCAAAGGTGCTCCTGAACATGCTGAATCTCGGTGTATCTTCTGTACCGTACTCTATATATACCGCTTTCAAAAGTGGTGTGAGTATGGTGTGCCCAAACTTATTGTGCTGCTCCCTGACGATGCTGTCCTTTGTCCGTACTTCATCATAATCATCCGGATAGATATCTCTCTCCGGTGTGGCTGCCACTATCTCTGTGGTGAGCCGGTCTGCTACCGGTCTGATCAGGTCTGCCGCTGTGCCGTTTACTAAACTTTTTATAATATCCGGCATCTTTGATTTATAATCTACTGCCATGGTTATCTCATAAATATAGGTATTGCAATGCCGCCAATGCCAATCGCTGTCCTGCCACTGTATCGTACATACTTGACGATAGTCCACTGTGATGTATGGTCTTCATCATTGATACGGATCGTTTCTGTGCCGGACCAGTAACCATTCTTTGATTTCAGTGTCATATTATCATTAAATATGTACTCTTTACCTATCTCCGGACCCCAAAACTCATGGTCTGTCTTTCCGATGTAATCCCTTGCCTTCTTTTTTAATGGCAACAAAAAATGATTTTCATACTCTGTATTCAAACTGATCATCTTTCCGTCCAGACTCTTGAGCCACATCGGAAAGGGTATATCAAAGTGTGCTGACTCCAGTACGATGAGCTTGGACTTCAGTTCATTGAGTTCTTCCCGTAGCTTGCTGATTTCTTCCCTGCACTCATCATTTTCCTGTTGGAATTTCTCCAGCTCCTTGTCCCGCTCTGCCAGCATCTCCTTCATATAGTTGAGCAGGTCTTTAAATTCATCGGTGTTATCCTTGCGCTTATCCCGCAAAAAATTAAACATGGCTGCAAGTCCACCGCCTGTGAAAAATAAAATGATCTCGTTGATATGCTCTTTGATCATGGATGGAATTTTAATCGGTGTGGATTCAGTATGCCTACGGCAGCACTCATCCTGGGTCGCTCTCCATCTTGCCTGAAAGTAAACATTTCTCCCACTTTCATCAATATAGCGGGTATGAATGCGTCTGCCTGCTCGTATGGTCTGGCGGTGTATTTTATGGTGATGATCTCCCAATCATCCGGTGTATTGATCTCTATGCCCTGTCGATATAATGGCAATACTTTGATATCGGTCTGGGCTATCTCTGTCTCTACCCCTTCTGAGTCTTTAGATGTGATTTCTAAAGTATCCGGATCCGGGTAAAATCTCATTAAGAATACAGATATATTATTCTTGTATTTCGATGGTGCTACATAGTGAATGGTAATATCTCTCTCACAGGCACATCTGTTGGTGTACATCTCCGCCCACAGCGTCGCAGAGTTGATCATAGCACATACGGCATTCTTATACTCATCTGTCGTAAGTCCGAGATGTACCTTGGCCATCTCCCACGTGACGATGGTACTTCTGCTGAATGAATCTATGATATGTGTGCCCGGATATATCACTTTTTGTTTGTTGTATTGGATTTTGCTGATGTTTTGGATGATGCACTTGGCTCAGCAGGTGTTGTGTCTCTTACAATTACTGCATGTCCGGATCGGACCATGCGGGTAGCGAGATCCGGATCTATCTGATGCAGTACTGTACCATTGCGTCCCTGCAGATCGTATGCATCTGCTCCGTCGTCAAGTATGATTCTGATGGTAGGCATGTCTGGTGTATTGTGATAATTTTTAAAAAAAAAGGTGCCATCCGGTATGGCATGACACCCTCAATATTACAAAGTCAAGGTAAGATAAATCAGTTTCCTTCACTCGCCAGCGAGAAGTAGCCAATGGAAAATGCTTTTGGATTTGCAAATACCCAATCCCAAAATTCCACTAACTTCAATGTCACCCCTACATCAGAAGATGCCGGGTCGATGATCATCTCTCTCACTGCCCAGTTGGCAATATGCAGATTGGACCAGTACCCGAATGCTACTCCCTTCAGATCACTACCGGTTGATTTGGTCAGATTGGTAGGTACCAGCGTGGTGACTTGTGCCTGATATCCCAGGAGTCTGTCCATAATGTCTGCATTCCATACGAATTGTCCGGATCCTGAATCTACCAGTGTGTTCTGCAATTCTTCTCTGATTGTCGGTGACAGTAACCATCCTGCTGATGTGCCGTCTGCATCATTTTTTGCAGCGGAGTTGATCATCGTGATTAATAGCTCTCTTGTCAGCTCTGATCCGGTCGCTCCGGATACATCTACTATGTCTGCTGCTCCGAAGATACCATGAGAGCTGTTTGCGTTTGCTCGCTTGATGATATTCAGATTCAGCGCATTGACGCTGGATGTTTCTAAAGTCCTGGTCAGTACTCTGTCTGCTTCTACGCCTGCCCTGGCTTTCAGAAACCAGGATACATTCAGCTTGCTCAGCAATGCCTTGGCAACCAGAGAAGGTCTTCGGACATTAGAAGTGATGGAAGTGAATGAGTCGCCTTCTCCTACGAATGCAGATGTGGCCAGTAGATCCGCTACCGGTAGGGTGGCGTCTCCTGTGAGTCCCATGTGCATTGTAGCCCCGAGCTGTCCGACGAATAATCTCTTGGCATACCCATCGATGGTCGGCATTTGATTGGTCGGGATCAGATTACCTGCATCCAGGGCTGTGCCTGCTGTCGCTCTGTTGGTGAATGCGGGTAGCATGACACCTGCTCCTGTGACCGGAAGTCCGGACTCTCTCGCCATGCGGAGTGCTTCTTCGTGTTGCTCTTTCTCAAGACCGGCATTGTCCGTCTTTCCGGCTGCCCACTGTACTGCTCTGGTGATAGAGTATTGCTTCTCTATAATTGACTTCTCTCTCGCTTCTGCCGCTCCTGCTGTGGTGCCTACGTGGAACATACGCTGAGCTGCAGACTGTGCTGCATCCCTTGCCTGTGCTTCCATCCATTCTGCATTGCGGATCTGTGTGTCTAAAGTGTCAGCTCCTGTCCTGAGTTCTGTAAGTTCTGTTTGCTCTGCTTCTGTCAGATCTCTGCCCGGTATATTCCTGGCAGTATCGCCCTGTAGTATATTATGCAGGACGGTGGCTCTTTCTGCTCGTCTTGCTTTCTCGGCAAGTAGCTCCTGGAGTGTTTTCATATTATTAGAATAATTACAGCCCTGCTTTTCAGAGCTTTTTTTTTGAATAAACGTCACATGGTGTAATACCGGACCGAGAGCGATCGTATGATGTCCATGTCTCTCTGTCTAGATGCCGGTACTTTAGATTTTATAAAGTCTGCGATAGTGGATCGGGTCTTTACAGCAGAAGGATTGCTCCCCTGCGGGACCACGCCCCAATCTATCAGTATATGTCTTGTGAAGTAGAATAATTTTGGATTTTCTCCTCTGGTCTCGTCTCCTTGTCTGCCATCTATGATGTATGCACGGATGGATGCATCTGTGAGCGATCCGAAGATCAATTTTTCATGCACGGTATTGGCTATTCTGTTCTGCGTACTTTCCGGCTCAATGGTAAGGATAGACATCAGTGCATTGTTATCGATTCTTTCTTCGCCTATGCCGATGATAAAATCCGGATCATTCTCATTATGTGCGGGGTGTCCATAGGTGACTTTCTTCTTTCCTGCCATTCTTTGAGAAAGATCCCATCCATCCGGAAGGAATACGGTACCAAAGTCGTCAGGTGTCGCATCACTGATGATGAACTCATGCTGTCTATCTGCCAGTCCTGTGCCTGCAGTGCGGGTGAGTAACGATTTGATATCTAATTCGATCACCTGTGGTGCTTTTTAATATGATGTAAAAATCATATATGATGCGTGTAAAACTGTGACTTATGGCAACATTCTGCCGTATGTCTATATTTTTGACTGGACAAACTCCTGCAGCTGCTCCAGCGGCACCAGATTGTTTGCCATCACGAGTGGTTGGTCTCCGCCTTCGATGGGTGCCTTGTCGAGTATCGCTCTGACTTCGTTGATGGTATATATTGAGTTTCTCAGGTATTTTTCAAGTACATTGGCCCGTGTGTTTACGTCTGCTCTCAGTAGTGAATCCATCTCTACTTTCATGTATATCATCCCAATATCCTGTGGTCCTATAACCTTTACATTGACTTCTTCTTCTATCATGCGGACGATGGGCATGATGGCGTCATTGTAATACTGAGAGAGTGTGTTCTCATCATTGATATTCTCCGGTATGCTGAACATGCCTTTGATATCCTTCTTGGTCATTTCCTGCCCCTGTATATAATTGGCATCTCCGAGCGGGATGTCGGTCTTAATCTGCTTGAGTGTGCCACCTTCTGTGATGACTCCTACCTGTCCTGCTTTGTCCACACCACCATATACGGTGGTCATGGTCTTCTCCAGCTCTCTGGCGGTATCATCATCGATACCGGACCCAACCGGATACTCTATTACTGCTCCAAGTGTGAGCCCCTTGCCGAAGTATTTATTGACAAAATCATTGGCAGCTTTACTCCTGCCTAACGTCTCTGCCTGATGGGAGACCTTGGTCTTACCTACGAGACAGTCGTCTGTGATGTCTGCCAGATGGAGTACATTATAGTATGGAAATACGCTCTTGGTCACTGCGTCGTAATACCAGGGTGTGCCTTCGTGCATGAATGGGAGCATCTCATTCCACTTTCTATTGGTATAGCTGGTCGGTACCATAAACTTGTCCCTGTTGATGATCAGGTATCCATTTCCGCCTTTCAGATAGTTTGCCACCCATGCTTTGATCGCTTTGGTGGGTACGATACCGGGGTACATCATCTTCTTCCAGAGAAATACCTGAAAGTAATCCTGCTCTGTGAGCTTTACATTGCTATTGTCGGTACGGCGGTAAAAGTTGCGAGTCAGTGTGGCTACGGTATTACTGATTTTATTGACACAGTTGTAATACTCTGCCATCTTCATCGCCTGATCCGGATGTGATACAGTGGTGACACTACCCTGATTGATCAGGTCGCTGATATTGACAGATCCGTATGTGATGGGTGTCGCTGCAGCGGATGTCGTGGGTATCGTATCCGGTGGCTTAGTTTTGGACTTGAAGATGTCAAAGATGCTTGCCACTTATAGATATTTAGTGTAAAAATGGGGCGTGAAGTGTGTTATAGCTGTGGCTTATGGCAACATTTATGTATTCGTAGGTTAAAATGGTGCGTTGGTCGATAAGTTATAAAAAATATGTCTCTAAGTATTGATAATTATTGCAAATCATTGTATATTTGTAAGGTAATTAATTCATAACCGGGGCTGCAACCCCACAAAAACAAAAATCATGACAACATACGACATCATTTTCAGCGACTCTGAGAACAGCAATTCCAAAGGTTTTAGAGAAACTTTTGAATATTGCAAAAATTACATTGATATGCATAATGGCAGTAATCATAGCTATTTTGCAGACTACAAAGGTGGAACTGTGGCTATCATTAGTGATGATACTTATGAAATAGTTTACCAGACAACAGTTAAGTAATTTAAAAAAAACCAGCTGCAACTGGGTAAAGACATCACCGTCCTTGGTTTTTGTGGCGGTGGTCAGATGGTGTGGATTGCAGTCCGACACTATCACTTGTGATTTGCTTTCGTTCTTCCTGACCGCTTACTATGTAGTTGGCAGGCGGGGTCACAAGATGGGCCTATCAGTCGCTTAGCTGATAGGCTTTTTTTTTTCATGATCGCACCTTTTTAGATTCAATTTTTATAAGGGCTTCCATTATCTCATCTTTCCGGTATCTAAGGCGGTTTCCTATTTTGTGGGCTTTAATAATACCGGACCGGCTCCAGCTCCAGATGGTTACTGATGAAACTTTCAGTATGGTTTGCGTTTCTTTGGATGTAAGCCATTCTTTAGAATGTAGGTCCGTTTCCTTTGACCTGTATTTTATTGATATATACATTGCCGATGGATACGATCTGTGCATCGGATATAATATGCCAGGTGTCTGTGTATTTTTTAAAATGCTCGGGCTCGGGATATGGTCCGATCCATATCTTGTATATTTTCATGATTGTAGTATTATAAAATTAACATATTTGGCGTGTTTTGTGCTGTTTGGAGTTATATACGAATGTTTATGGCGTAAGTAGGAACGTTAGCGGCAAGGCTTAAAGACAACCACCATAGACGGAAATGGGGCTGAATTTTTACCGTTACCAAATTTTAGCCTGCCCTTAATAAAATCTACTTCGACCCCATACATCATATAAATGTAATCGTGAAACCATTTTGTATCGGTTCGGGCAGGCAACAATGCCACCACAATACAATTTTTCTTTTCTACTGCTTCATCATAAGCCTTTGCAACCCATTTGCCAATTTCTCTTCCGTATGGTGGGTTCATCCAACAAGTGCCTTTCCAATCTTGTTTTAATCCGTCCATTTCGGGAGTAAAAAAATTGGCGCACTTTGCGTTGTCTGAAATTGCACATACATCTAAAGAAAAATTGTATTGCTCGTTCATCTTATCAAAGAAGTCTTGTGGAGTAGCCCACATTTCCGTCTTACTACTAAACATCAATTCTGTATTCATTCGTTTTCAATTTTAGATCCCGACAAAGCCCAGCCGCTAACATGCGTTTGGCTCAATGGCGGGTTCAGTGGTTAATTAAACATTCTACCTCGCATCAGCATTTGTGGTGTATTGACAGTTCCGTTCTCCGAAATCCGCCACTGCGCCAAGCGCAACCACGTTACCAGCAATGCCAAAAGGCACCACACTCCGATTTAAATGTTTCGTAAAAATTATAATTACAGCTTGACAATTCAATATAACTTTTAATTTCCTCTGGGAATGTATGTACCGCAAAATGACTTTCTCCAAGCAACCATAATCCTGTGTATCCTATTGGACTAAATTGATGACTTTGATAGTTTAAAATTGTAAATCCACTTTTTAAAAGTAATTCATCAAAATATTTTTTAATTTCTAATTCATCAACTGAATTAATCCATCCACTTATATTATATATCTCTGCCTTCATTTTAACTGTTTAAATTCTTTTTTAATAAATTTAGTATTCCCTTTGTAAAATATTAAAACGTTTTGGTGTTGTTTACCAATTTTTCTACTCCCACTCATATAATTACCTGCCCTCATGTGTAAATTACCAATTGGAGTTGCAAGTATCATCTCATTATAATAATTAAACCCTGCATCCATCATTATTTTTGTAATTTTAGGAACTAATCCTAAATACACCCCAGTATTTTTATGACGAACTTCACCAATTACAATAGCTGCAAATCGGTTATTTTTTAATCTGCTGTAGCAGTCGGTAAATACTTTATCTATTGTATTAAAAAAAACATCATAATCCATATTTGATAAATCGTTTTCCAAATCACTGTATATTTCTAAATCGGCATATGGAGGGCAAGAAAAAATAAAATCAACACTTTCTCTTTCAATGTGTTTAGTTACATTAACGGCATCATCACATATGTATCTGCCATCTAATCCGTGTAAATCAATTAGTGTTTGATTAAATTCAACCTGTTCACTCCTTAATTCAATTCCTATAAATGGTCTATTTTTATATGCTGAACAAAATCCAAATACAGCATCCCCAGCAAATGGGTCGAAACATTTATGGTTTTCGTTAGTAAACCAATGTAGCAATACTTCACACAAAACAGGGTCTAAAATAGACGTAGTATCTCCTTTTATTGACATAAATTCAATTCCTTGTTGAAGCCCAATACCGCTTTTAGCCTTCATTGTCAATTTGTTTTTTCTTGCCTGTGCCTTATCGTCAATTCTCTTCATCCATATTTTTTTTCTTTCCTGCCAAGTATTGGTAGATACATTTAAAACAGAAAAAGGTGGAACTATAAACCAATCAGAAAGGTTTTTTTTATCTAAAACTTTATTACCAAAAAGGTCAAGCGATGCACTGCTGGTAACATCGGTTTGGCAAAATGGGGGCATTTGTTCTTTATTCATCATTTGTACTTTTATTAAACATTAGTAATTCTAATCGGCTTTTGTGGGTATAATTCCCCCACTTCGCCAAGCCGCCAAATTACCAGCAATGCCACCGACACCGCTAAAATAACCGAAGTTGTGATTTAAAGTCATTAAAACGCTTTTCTTGTTTCTCATAATATTCTTGGTCTATCTCAAATCCTACAAAGTTGAACCCGCCTTTATACGCTGCAATTCTACTGCTTCCACTTCCTAAGTGGGTGTCTAAAATTAAATCATTTGGCTTTGCGTATCTATCAAGTAACCAACTATATAATTCTATTGGCTTTTGAGTTGGGTGTATTTTATTTTTGTCATCAACTGAAATATGCAACTTTTTATAAACTTTTGCGGGCACTTTGCAATTTGTCCAAGCCATTTCGCACATTGCAAAACTAAAATCCTCTGCATTTGATTTTTGCCATATTATAAAATATTCACTCGTTGGTAATTCAAAGTTATTTGCACCCCAAATGATTTGATTTTTAGAAACTCTAAATAATTCGTCAAAGTATTCTTTGGTTGGTTTTTCGTTATTCCATTGTCCGTTTTCGCTTCCGTGTTTATTGACGTGGCTTCCACCTTTTTTAAATCTTTCTAACCCATAAGGCGGGTCAACTATTGCCAAGTCAAAGTGGTTATCGTTATAGCGTTTTAATGCCTTTACACAATCTTCTAAATAAACCTCCGAAGAAGGCACTGCTGGTAACACGTGCTTTGCAAAAGCGGGGGTTTCCGTTTTCAAAGGAACATTATCGTTAAATATATCTTTCATCTTTCTAATTAAGTTTATCGGTTAAAAGCCCCGCCTTCGCAAAGCACCATACGTTACCTGCTATTGCTACCAGACATTACACGCCGATACTTTTCTTTTGCATCATAGCGTAAATGGCATAGTTGACAAAGAGCAGCAAGCCGTTCTAATTTTACTTCGTGGTTCAACTCATCATGGTCAAGATGTGCAATAGTCAATACAACTTTCACAGGTTCTTCAAAAGCTATTTGACTATTTTCTACTGCATCCTGATAACAAGGAAACCAGTCTATTTTATTTTTAGTCTTGCCTCTGAAAACAGGTTGCCCGTTTGCAAATCCGCACCACTCACATTTGTTTTTAGCACGTTCCAATATTGCAGGACGTATTTCTGTTTTCCAGTTCTTAGGGTAGTTCTTATAATTAATTGGCATAGTCGTTTAATTTAACCGCAACAGCAGGTAACATGGTATTGCCAATAGTGCGGCTGAAACCTATGTGCTACCTATGTGCTGAACTGTTATAATTCTATTCATCTTCATTACTTTTATTGGGCTGACGGAACACGGAATACCGCACCATCGGCAATACCTGTCCGTTAGCGGTCAGGCTACGACAGACCAGCAATGACTTTTTGAGCATCTGAATTTGTCATTAATACCTTACGACTTCTAACGCCTTGAAACTCTTCTACTATTCCAAATTGGTTTAATCTATCCATAGTGCGACCTGCACGGTTGTAGCCCCATTTGAATTTTATCTGCAATTCGGCTGTCGATACGGTTTCTTTAGAAGTAACAAAATTGATTACGTCCGTCATTACCTCTTTGGATAAATCAGGTATTTGATAATATTCTGCCATTGTTAAATAGTTTATTCGTTATTCAATTCTTCTTCTAAATCTTCACCGTGTCGGGCTAAATAGTTCAGAAGCCCTTCGAGACTTTCAGAATAGTGTAACAATCCGCCATTGACGTATGCTTCCCAGTTGCCGTTTCTTTTTTTAATTTCAATCATTGTTTCTGTTTTTTGAGTTGATATAATTTGTTTGTATTTCCAATTCTTTCCATAGCGTATTACCGTTGCATTTTGACAAGTTGCCAATAAATGACAAACAACAATGACCAAGATCTACACTGTTTATTTTTAATGCGGGTTTGACATTTGGGAAACCGCAGATACCACAAGCCCGAACCGCTAACAAGGTATTGCCGCAAGCGGGGGCGACCTGCTCCGTTTCAACTTTTGTCCGTTTATTTAAGTTTTCCATTTCTATTTTACTTTTGTTGTTTAAATCCCCGCCTGACGGCAACACCCGGCACGTTATACGCAACCTTAATAACCAGCATTTACACGAATAGTAGTAGCTTCATAAATTAATCGTTCACGAATAAATCCATCAACGAAATAATCTCTACATTGGTCTAATACTGTTAATTGGTCATCTTCCGACCATTCCGCAGCATCCATAAATTCAAGAAAGCTATCAACAATTATTTCTGTTTGATGCTCATCTTTTGCCCACTCGATTAATTTATCGGTTAAAGCTTGTCTTAGTTGTGATAATTGACTCATAATAAAAGGCTGCGTATAACAGCGGTTTGGTGCTATTATTTTGCCTATTAAATTTATCTAAAACTTGAAATGTCTGCAAGGCAAAATAACAGACACCAAGCCGAAAAACGTTATATTTTTTTTCCCGTCCGGTGATTCATTTCAGTCTGCCATAGGACCAGATTGCACATCTCTCTGAGTCTGTCTGCGGTGCCTTTGCCGTATGTCTTCTCGATCTCAGAGATAGGTACATTTGACGTGAAGTGCTGCCGGTGTCCTTTCAGGTGCTGCTCGTACAGGATATTGACGAGCTCCGGAAGGAATTTCTCTTTATTTCCGTATAGATTGAGATCGCTGCTGTCATTGTATCCAAGGTCATCGATGTAGTAGGATCCACGATACTCAGCAAGGAATGCGATGGTCTTCTCTGCCCTTGCTCTCATCATGATGTCATTCTTGTAGGATAGCATCTTTGGGGCATCCGGTGTGGACCACTTCTGTGATGTACGGGCAATGGATAAGCTCTGGAAAGTGTGCCGTAGTGCAAAGCTCTTTCCGGTACTATTGGGACCATAGACGTAAAATCCTTTGTATGGATTGTAATCTGAGTCTGGATCCTGCAGGATGTTGAGATGTATATGCTGCAGGATGGTCATGGCTTTATTGTTAAGATTTAATTTTTTTCCGGTGCTATCCAGTTTTTTGGTCATCAGATTGATGGTTATGATCATGTAATTTTCATAGCTAAGGGTCGGGATTGTTGTCTCAGGATCCTGGCTATGTACCTTATGGTTTCCGAATCGGTATCCTTCGGGTACGTCAGGCAGTGATCTGTAGTTGCGATTTTTGCGCAGTCTGGAGAGAAATGTCTGTGTTTCTTTTTCTAATTCTTTCATTTTGATAGGCTTTAATCTTCTTCTGTGTAACTGTATGTTTTTGGAGTGGCCCTTTCTGTACCGGTGTTTTTGAAGACGCCGCTGCGGTGATCCTGTGCCCATACCCGGGCAACTGCTTTCCAGTCCGTGACGGGCATCTTATTTTTCTTCAGCCAGCCCTGTGATGCATAGTTGTTGTAAAATCTGTTTCCGAGATACTCGGATTCTCCATTGAGCATACAGGCCGAGTCGTTTTTAAAAAATTCGATCACTTCTGCTGCTGATGCTGGAATGTTCTTTCTTCTGTTGGCGTATGTTGTAGGTTTTTCGTTTTCCCCCTGCACCCCCTTTCCTTTATTTTCATTTTCATTTACATTTGCATTTACATTTACCATATGTGTGTTCACAGTATTATCATATGTATTATCATATGTTTTAGATGTCTTTTTCATGCGATTGTTACGCCTTGATTCTGAATAAGTTGTACGTTTTTCTATTTCTGTGGTGAGGCGGGGGTTTCTATAATGGCCGCTGCCTGGTGTGGTCTCTACAAACTTGGATTTTACAAAACTGAGCGCTTCTTTGTCCATCGTGATTTTCATTGTGTCAAAACATATGACTGCACATGTGTTCATCATATCTTTCTCTGTGACGTGACCATTGGTCGCTTGCAGACACATGAGCTGGATGTATGCTCCACGCTGTGCATTGGTCAGTTTGGCGGTGCTGAGCATGAAGTCTTTGTAGTAGAATAGAAAGGCCGGGTCTTGCATGTTACTTTAATTTATACTTGATGTAATCAATGATTTTGGCTTGTATCGATTTCTTGGTCTCTGTTTTCTCATGTAGATCTGTTGGTGGTATGTTTACCTGCTTGAGATTGATCTCTGAGACGTCTTGGTCTATCTTGCGTACAGACCGCAGTATGTACCACCCCAGGTGATACTTCAGTCCTGTGGTGTCATGTATGTGATAGATGGGCAGGGTACACCCTACCATGGACATGATGTGATGTATATGCAGGTGTTGTGGCTTGATGATGTCTGCTTCAGCCACATTAAGATATCTGATATTGATCTCGTCAAGGTCTATCTCTGTGTTATACTCGCATGGGACATACATCCCTGCTATCTGTGTGCGCCACATGGTTTTATGATATTAATTATATTTTAAATATATAACTATTTATTAAACGAACATTTCGTTATTACTCAACGTCTTTATAAGGTAGTTATGATATTAATTTATGGTCGTTTTCAAGCAATTGAATATTATACGTGTCACCTTCTTTTTATTTCAGTCTGGCAAAGTCAACCTGTACTTTGGCTATATTGACGATGGTTTGAGCTGCATGACATACGGCTTTAGCTCTTTGGATATCCATCGGGTCGTCCGGATCCTTGAGTGCTTCAATGGTCTCCATGACGTGGTCGATCAGGTCTTGTACTTTATTTCTTGGCATTTTGAATTTTATTTATGGTTCTTGTTAATGATGCAATGGCGTATAATGAATCTTTGATCGGTCTCGGATAGTTGTGGATGGTATTCCTATTCATCCCTTCCTGACGGGTAATCATCTCAAGGTTGTGGATATCAAAGTTTTTTTTGTTGCCGTCTCTGAATGTTATAATTTTTCCGGATGGAATAGTGCCGTGATGCTGCTCCCATATGATGTGGTGCTTTAGTCTTGTTTTTGACGGAGCGATTCTTACCACCACATATCCTTCTTTATTGACGTGCTCATGGCCATTCTCTACTGCATGATATGGTTTTGACCCTTTTTTAAAGAATGTGTGTTCAATCTTTTTTTTAGTCGATTCGGACATTTTCTTTCCCTTGTTGTGGGCAGGTTGTCCCTTTTTAAAGCGATATGGTTCGCCGTATGTGTTCAGATTGTATGCGGATGTATATTTGAGCCACTCCTTGTATTGTGGTGATTTTTTAAGCCGAAGATCTTTGGCTTTGTTGTGCACAGAGCCGATAGACCTATCTAACTCATTGGATATATAATCTAAGGAATAATGCGGATTCATCTCCCTGAGCAGCGTGATTTCTGTCTCTGACCATTTCATAATATTGTGTTTTAATGTGTGTGATAATGTGATTTTAAAAATACCGGACCGTACTTTTACGGCCCGGAATGATTAAAGACACATTATAAAAATCAAGAAACTAAATTTATTTTAATCATCCCCCAAAACTACTCTCAGGGGCTGCAGATCTCGTGCATACAACTCAATGTGCAGGTGATCTGTATATTATTTTTGTCAAAACTTACCCTGCAATCCGAATATCCATCCGCATAGCCACAGGAATGCAGATGCAGCTATCAATATGATGCAGATATTATTGACGATATTGATTAATTCTTCAGTTCGGTTTTTCATTTATAATTGACTTAAAATATTGTAAAACAGTGATATTACTATACATATGACAAGTATGATCTCTATCCAGTGCTGGTATGGATCCGGTGTGTTGTCTATATCCATTGCCCTGGATTTGATATGAGTTCATAAGATGCTTCCCAGTGCATCCAGTCACGGCCTATCATCTGCCCGAGATTGATGAATCCGTGATCATTCCATATCTCGACTATCTTACTGTATTTTGGCTGAGCTATGTGGGCTGATGATGTACGTGTCCATAGACCATTGCGTGCAGGATCCATATCGATGGCACAGGCAAATGCATGAGCGGACCAAGGCGGACTGGATTTCTTCTCTGTGCCCCGTATCGCTCTCACTGCGAGACATCCGGCCCAGATGTCCATACCTGCGTCCTCGATTTCTTCAGGTGTGAGCATGTAGTGTAATGTCTTGAACACAGACTCCACATGCGGGATGATGATCCGGTGACAGGTGAATGACCTGATGGTATATGTTGGCTTCCAGGATAGCTTTAGATTGTAAGCTACTTTAGCGGTGCCGAGTGCTGAAAGTGTATTCGGTGGGCTCAGGATTGCAAATTTTTCTTTTTCAGTGGCAAGTCTCATATTGCTATCCATGTTTTAATCATACGACCAAATTTACCTGGTTTCTTGTTGCCGGTCTCACGTAGATATCCTTCTCTGGTCAGATTGGATATGCCACGGCGGATGCTGGTCAGTAATGCTGCCGGATACTGCCGGCAGTATATGGCTTCTACATCTTCCGGTGTGAGTGGCTTGCCTACCAGCTTAAATATATGAAGGATGCGGCCATTCTGTGTACCGTTGTGATCCTGATATTCTTTGAGTTTTGCACCGGTCTCTCCGGTCGTATTGTAAAACATATCTATTTGCATGATTTGTTATTTATGCGGTTGATAAATGCTTGTACGTCTATTGTCGAGAATGTGCCGCCCGGTCGCTTGGGTAGCCTGATATATGTGCCATTAACCTTCTTCCCTACGGTAACGTATCTGTCTATGACAGCGGTGCTTGTCTGTAGTAGCTGTGCTGCTTGCTTTCTTGTAATGTGGTCAAATGGTATATATTGTATTGGGTCGGTGATGATCATATTCCAGTAATTTTAGAAGTGATCTGATCCGGTGTGAGTAGTGGCAGGTCGTGATTTCTCTGATACTCCCTGATAGCATTGAATGCAGTGAGTATCTGCCGGATATACTCCGGCATGGATATCACAGTGCCTTGTATTGCCATATCTTCTATGGCTGCAATCTCCAGCTTTGTGAATATATCCCCTGCATCGACCATGTATCTTTTTGGGTATTTACCATTACTGGTTTTTATGGAATTATTTATCATATTTAAGTGTTATATTATTACCTTTGTGTTATTGAATACAAATATATAGAATATGATTGATATATGGTACATAAAATGTCATAATTTTTTACATATTTTTTATATCAATTATAAATTGATTGATTTACAGCGTTTTAGAAAAATAAAAAAACTTAGTCAAGCGGAAATATCTGAATTAACAGGACTTGATCAGGCTGTTATAAGCAAATATGAAAATAAAAAACATGTGAGTGATTATATTACTGCATTACTTCTGGATAAGATTCCTGAACTTGAATCATATATGATTCATGAAAATGTAGTAAAAGATGATGATAGTATTTATGAAATTAATGATACTGATAAAAAAAATCTCATTTCTGCAATAAATAATTTAAGTTATAGCAATAAATTACTTGCAGAGAGTATCGCTGAAGCATTGGATATTCAGAAAAAATTTATTGAAAGGCTGGAGATACTTTGACTACTGCTTGTAATATGCCCTGTATGGAGTCTGATACCAGTCATTCATCTCCATGTATTTGTTTGTCACATTACGAATCTTGTGTCTTTTGGTGATAGTACCGGCGTTATAGATAAACACATCTATGCAATTGTCACTCTCATACCATATAACAGGTCTATACTGCCCGTTATAACTTCCGTCTTTGCCAAATGTGACACAATTCACATAAGTATCAAGTATTTTCTGGCACCAGGTAGCACCTGCCCACTCACAGTGTAATGGTTCGGGATATTGGTCTTCTTTTGAACATGAAAACAGCAACGCTGCAGATAGCAATAAAATATATCTCATTTTGTAATATTTCCAGCTAAATTACAATATTTATATGAATATTCATCATTATTCACACACTTTTGTGAATTTTACTACACAATAATTTTTATCGCTTTCGTGTATATTGTGATGGATATTGCGGATATGTCGCCTTCCATCTCCCGGGAGTAATCCTGCAGATACTGCTCCATCCAGGATGAACTTTACAGCAAAATATATATTATCCGGATCATGCTTCTTGTCGGATCTGTACCAGTCTATGGATACGTCGTGCATCCCTGTGAGTCGCTCTAAGGTCTGAGTTCTGATCAGGATCATACACATCTGTGATGCATGTCCTTTTGTCGCTGCACCCTTATACCGGGATCGTCGGGTATCTTCTGTATATTCATTCAGCGTAGGTAGGCTGATATCAATGGTGAATGTCATGCTTGCTGCAGATTGCGGATGTGACGGGTCTTGGCAGATCTGAATGATGTGTATGATGTGTACATATCATGGTCGTAATATTGCTCTGTGAGCTCCCATATCTGTTTGTATGTCAATTCCGGCCTGTGTTTTTTGCATAGGTCAAAGAATTTATTGAAGTATTCACGCTGCAGTGCTTTCATGGCGGGTGTATATCTCATGTTGCTGTTGATTTTGCGGTGGTGTTCAATACAAATATTTTTGGTTTTTTTGGCTTCGGTTCGATCAGCTCTGCGGCTTTGCACATAATCAGTGCTATTACTCCATCTATCTTCTGTGTGCGTGAGTCACGGACCACTCTACGCTGTCCATTATCATTCTGAGCGATGCGGACATTGGTAAACATCCACCTGGTTACCGGGTCTTTAAATCGGATCTTCTGTTTTAAAATGTCGTCCTCCAGCTTGGCCAGTGCCGGACTGATAAATCCAAATCCCTGACCATATGCTGCACACTTCACACCCCTGTCTGATAGTCTCTGGACCAGTGACGCTGCAAATCTTCTGTCATAGTATATTTTCCTGATCTTATACTTATCTACATCCCGGACGATTACATCTTCTACCAGATTATAGTCCATGACTTCTCCGCCGTATTCGTGTGAGATGATGAGATGTCCCTGCTCTGCCCATATCTGATAGTCCACTCCGTCTGTTTTTTCGTACAGTTTTTTTTCTGTAATAAAATACCTGGGTATCACAGTGCCATCATCCATATGCATCACAAATGCCAGTATGTCTTTTGTCTCAGCAAGGTCGAGCCCTGCCATACCACCGGCGCCGATGTAGTCATCATATTCATATTCCTGCACACAACGGTTGACAATCTCATCCCGGATCCAGGTATCTGATGATGATACCCATAGTCCACAGTGTTTAGTTTTGAAATCAACTTCTTTGACACCGCCAAGATTACGTGCCTGCAGTGCTTGTGCATGTAGGAAGTCCCACCTGGGAGACTCACCGATATTGGGATTAGCCTTGACCCACATCTTTGGATCATAAATGTCATCTCCCGGATCCATTTCATAGAATATTGCAAATAGTCTTTCATCTGTGAACATCCCTTTAAGCACATTGCCACAATACTCCGAGTAGCCAAAACACGGGGCAAAAAGATTATTGCCAGGCGTAGTAATCCGGAGCATTAGTGGTTGTGGCCGACCACCCATCCCTGATTTCAGATTGTTCACTATCTCATCATCTTTATGCAAATGATACTCATCCGCTACCGCTGCAGAACTGTGGCGACCTTCTACAGAGTCTGCTTCCTTGGATGCGGTCTCTATAGTGGATAAGTTTTCAAGATGGAGAATATTCTGAGCCATGTCCTTGGCGGATGCGGACATCGATACCATATCTTTGATGTCGTACTCAAAGATGTATTTTTTTATCATGGCCTTAGCCACCTTAAAACATATCGATGCCTGTTTTCTAGATGTAGCGGCAAAAATATATTGACCCATCCCTTCATCTTCGAGAAAAAACATGGCTGCGATTATTGCAGCCATAAGAGTTGACTTTGCGTTTTTTTTTGGGATCTGAATATATGCGTCGTTGAATCTGCGGAGTTTAGTTTTCTTGTGCTTCCATCCAAAGATGGATGCCACGATAAATGCTTGAAATGGTTGTATCGGAAATAACTCTCCTGCCAGTGGACCTTCTACCAGTCTGAACATAGATATCTGCTCTATCCAGATATCCGCTTCCTTCTCGTCAAAATAGTAGTCGAATGATTTATTTTTTAGATCGTTGACATGCCGGAGTACTGACAGCCGCTCCCTTTCGGATGCCTGTCTTTTACCGGTAGTAACATCTTGTATGTACTTTTTATATAATTTTATAGACATAGCTGGAGAATGCAAGTCCGCAAAGTCCGCCTATAGTAGCACCAAGACTATATACAATGCGCTCCATTTTTGTTGCGACATTGACCTTTTTTACATTACCCACCCAAACGTAAGTAATGAGAAAACCTGCGACTGCCACGCCAGGGTAAAATGCTTTAGATAAAAAAACTGTATTGATAGATATAAGAAAGACTTGAAGAAATGAAGTTGAAAATAGTGATTTCATTTTAATGATTTTTTTTTGCTTATCAAAAGTTTAGCTTTGTTTTCTTTATTGTTATGCCCCGTCACATCTAATCTGATTCTTTGCCGAGCTGCCGGAGATAGTCCAAACTGTGATGCTATTTTCATTGCGTTGTTTAAGGACTGTGATGCTGCGGTAAATAGTGGATTTGTTTTATAGGATCCAGTACCTGTGGGTATGATATATTCTCCCGACATTTGAGAATAACACTTCCAGTATACAGACATTTCATTACACAATATCTGCAATAGGAAGATGTCGAGATTTTGTAGTATTTGCAGATTGATCATTTCTTTGCAAATAGTATCCCACACATTTTTTGCAACTTCATCAAAAGAATCCGGTGGATCCGGCACCTGGTGGATAGCTCCATATTCAATAGATGGTTTTTTTTCTCGTGATTTTTTTAAGGTGCCCTGTAGCTCTTTTATGATTGTGGGTTTATTGGGCCTGCCTCTCATATTTTAGATAGATTTATCACGAGATCAAAATCAGTAATTAAAATGATGTCCGTTTTTATCGAGTGATCTATACAATTCTTTATTAATGCAGACTTATAGCCATGTTCATATATCTCATAGATCAGTTTGATATATTCAGCACTATTCGTGATCCCATCAAAATCTATTGTAATCTCCGGATGACATTGGAATTGATATATTTTCCCCTTGTTAAGTTCGGCATATTTCAGTGCACACATTTTACTTGCCGCTCCAAAAAAATATGGAAAATCATATCTATATAGTTGGCGGAGCTGTGGTATATTCCCACCATGGTAAAAAAAGGGATGATTTTTGCCGTCACTCGACAGACACGAGGCCTGTGGGGTCGG